CTTCTTCTTTCTTAGCAGGTGCTTGTGCAAATGCTGATACTGCGAACACGGTAGCGAGGATTGCGATTGCTGATTTCATTTTAAAGTTTCCTTTTGGTTAAGTAGGAATTTCTACCCCTACATATATATAACGCGGTAGCCAACGATTTCGTTGACAAGCAATATAGCCAAAAAGAAAGGGCACCTAAGTGCCCAATCTGGTTGATATTAAATTTTAATAGCCTGCAAGTTCTCTAATACGAGCAAGTTCTGCAATCTGCGGATCTTGCTGTTGTGGAGCCATTCTTTCTACCATTTTGCGAGCAACCATTTCTGCCTGTTCACCAAACTTCTTGCCTACCATAATAGCAACGCCTTCTGGGCCTTTAGGGAATGTGCCTGATTCACGATCATAAAATGTATGAACAAATTCTGCTAACTCTTGAACATTCATTTTAGACTGCATGCCTTTTTGTGCTAATGCTCTAGCACTATCTTGACCTGTTCGGTTCGGATTGTTGGGCTTTTTAAAATTTGACTTTTCATCATCTGCATCCCAAGGAGGAGAACGATCATCATCGTCTTTTTTAGACGGTTCTGTGTCAGCTTCTCCCATACCTAGTTCTTGTTTTCTACGTGCTAGACCAGCGGAGCTAGTTGGCGATTTTGTTTTCTCGTCATCTATATCCTTGGTGCTCATTTTCCAATCATCATCGCCTTTGTCTTTTCTCATAAAAGCAGGAACATCACTTTTATTTGGACCATTGGCTTCTTCTTGTGGTGCTTCTGGCGCTGTTATATCACCCCCTTGGTCAGTCGCCGGCGCTTCACCTTCTGGCTCAACAAAATCACCAAAGTCTAGTTGTTCTAGAGCATCTGGCGCATTTTGTTCTAACCATTCTTTTACTAGACCTCTTGCATCTATTTCTGAATCTTGTCTTGATTGTTCTTTAATTGATTGAAATAATTGTGGATCTTCAATTATACCTTTTAGGCTTTCGATGGCATTTGTGCCATCTACTCCTGCTGGAAATGCTTGGCCTACTAGCTCTTGTAATTCTTTTGTGGCTGCTGATTTTTCTTCTTGGTCTTCGCTAGCAATTGCCGAAGCTTCGCCTAGCCCCATTGCCCAAGTTTCGAATCTAGCAAATGGGTCGTTGTAATTTACAGCAACTTCGTTTTCTACTACGTCTGGTTGCGTCATTTCGACTATGTCGTCATAGCCTATTTCGTTTTCTTTCATTATTCTATATAGAACAGGAAATACTGATTTAATATCTTCTTTGAAATTTCTTACTGTGAACTGATCTGTGTACTGTTCTACTACGTCTTGTGGAATCTCTAAGGGTTCTGTTGCCTGGAAATTTTCTTTGTATGCCTCGTAATGACCTTGTTTAGCCAGTGCTTTGATTTGTTCTCTTAGCCCATTTAAATACTGCGATGATCGTTCTACAATAGAGTTGTTCATTGAATTCATTAGATCATTGCGAACAACATAACTTTCAAAACTTTTTAGTTGCGCAATTTCTTCACTCATACCTACAATACTTTTTCCAAGTTCATCATAGGGCAATCCACCATTGGCTACGTGACGTTGCATGGCACGGGCACCTGCTAGATGAATAAATGGATATTTAAAACGCTCACCGTCTTGATTTTCTACAAATAACGCACCAATGTTTCTTGTTCTACTACCTGGAGCAGTGTCGTCCATAACTGCCTTACTGTGTTTGATGATTAGGCGGGTGTCCATTAATTTTTGGAAGCTGACGTTCTTGCTACCATACATTGCGCTTTCGCTCATAATTGATTCTCCAACTGTGGGGTTAACTGTATTTGATTGTGATTGTGATTGTTTCGGTGCATTGTATTGACTTAAAAACGCAAAGTCTCTGCGATCTAGATTGTCTTTGGCAATATCTCTAGTATCAAAGCTCATCAATCTTCTTTTTGCAAATAAACGCAATTCTTTTAAGAATCCATACCAGCCTTCTTTCTGTAAGGTATCCATACTTTCTGTAATACCTGTGCTGAAATATACTTTAATAGAATTATTTTCAGCAAGACTGATACTTACATGACCGATAGCTGCTTCACCGTCTTTGTAATCAAAATCAAAGAATCTTGCTTCTTCGGGATTGATAGTGATAGCACCTGTATCGTTGCCTAATTTTAGGCCAGAAAATCTACTACGAATTTTGTAGAATAGATCAGTGGCAATGTTGTTTGTTGCATCCATAGTTATATTTATCAAAACCCGCTACTGACAAAGATCGGCATTGGCATTTGATCTTCTGTGAGTTTTTCTGTCATTTTTTCATAGATTTTAGGATCCCAATCGCTGAGAATAGTGGCCATACGAAGTATCAATAATGTTGCACTTACAAGATCGTCGTGTTCTCCGGTCTTGGCTCCAAATCCTACTCCGTGGGCTACAAAAGTTTTTAATTCAGAAATTAAAGGCTTGCTATTAATCTTCATCTTTTGTGTTTCTAGCATATGTTTGAGCTGACTGCAAGTGGTTATTTTTGTACGGTGTGTGGTATTAAATCCCTTACGGAATTTTCGAACATGACCCTTACGTATAGGCTCACTTAGGAACAGTCCAGGAAAGTTTTCTTCACCTATATTATTGATCACAATTAATGCAGCTTCGCCTAATGTATTATTTTCTACACTATAGTAAATCTGCGAACTTGCGCCACCTAGTTCTGTGCTTCTGTCTTGAATGTATTTGCAGACTTCTCTTAGATGTTTTACTTGAGTCTGTATAGGAGTTAGATTGTGACGCCACTCGGCTACCTGAATCATACTAGGCATTTCAAACACTTGTATTGCAGCATAGTCTCCACCGGTGCCAAGACTAGGATCTAATGACACTAGATAAGTGCATCTGGAATCGATTTCTTTATACCAACGTGTTTGACCCATAGTCATTATAGGATCAACACCTTTAAGTTCTGCAAGTTTAACAGCATTGATCAGTGTTTCATCAAAAATTAAAAATTCGCAATCGAATTCTCTACGAAATCGTTCATCTCCTATTTTGGCTCGTTCTGTTTGAGCCCAAGCATCGTCGCGATCAGGGTGTTCATTCCAGTGTGCAAAAAAACTATGGAATCCGTTGGCTCCTAATTCAGTTTCATTGCCAAATTCATCAAAACGATTTTGAGCTTCTGTCCAAATAAGTGCAAATTGATCTTCATCACTGTTAGGAGTTGATGTAATAATACATTTACCACCTGTTGACAGCGTAGGTGATAATGCAGTCCAAAACTCTTTGGCTTTCTCTGGTGGTTGCACAAATGCAAACTCATCGCAATAGATTAGTGAAAGAGACTTACCACGACCTGTATTTTCTGTTGTGGTTACTGCCTGTATACGAGCACCGTTATCATATTCAATAGTATTTCTATTGTATGAATACACGCCGGCACGAATAAAATCAGGAAGATTTTCATAACCAAATCGATATCTATTCATGATATCTTGCGCACCTTCGTACTTGTGGGCCGCAATCAATACTTGTGCTTCTGGTACAAACTGTGTGTACCATAGTAAGTATCCTGTAGCACAAGTAGTCTTGCCCATCTGACGAGGCAACATACCAATAGACTGTTTATAGTTGTGGTATGATTGAATCAATCGTTCTTGATACTCGTAGGGCACAAATGGAATTGAGCCGCGTACTGGATGCTGAATCTTTAAAAAGTTTTTACAAAAATACAGCGGACCGTTGACAGGATCCATACAGGCTTCTAGATGCTTGACTTCCTCTAACGTGTATCGTTGAGGTGCGTGTGCTTTCTTAATTAAATTACCGTCTAGTGATTTTGCCATACTGTTATTTACTGAAAAAAATAGGCTCCGAAGAGCCTATTTGGTTTTATATTTTTTTATGCTACAGTAATGCTGGCTGCTGCGGCTACGGTAGTTCCACTGATGTCGATATCGTTAGGTCCGATGCTGGTAGTGGTTGCACCACTTCCGTCAAGACCAATTCTTCTAATGCGTACCTGCAGTTCTGCAGCTGAATTTACACTTTGATCCATGATCACATGTATTGTGCCTGCATTGCTGTTAGTAACAAAAAACATTAAAGGATTAATTTCTTTAACAATTTGTTCAACAGTTTCATCTACAGCATCATCTTCTGCTCTTAGATCGATAGCACTTGCTGCTGCATTTTTCACCGTGATTAAAAATGCATTAGCATTTAAATTATACAGGGTGGCTACGGTACAGTTGAGTCCGTTAGTTCTTGTAAATGATCCCATTTATAGCTCCTTAATCTTTTAATCTACCATCAGCTTCAGCTGACTTTAACATTGCTGCGCGGTCTGGATAACTACCACGCTTAACATCTTTAGCAGCAGCCTTTTCACCTTTGGTAGGGTTTTTAACGTGCTTTAATGCGTCAAACTTTTTAGACTTAGCTTCTGCTAAACGATCACGTAGTTCATTTCTAATAGAAGTTCTTAAATCAACAGTTTCAACACGTTGCATAGGATTGTCACCCCCGGCTACTTTGGGATATGTGCCTTTAGGGCCATTCATACCACCAGCAAGTTTGTTGACCATATAGTCAATGTCTTTGTATTTTTCTTCCGGCTCGTTGGCATACTCATTTTTCTTTTCGTCATCTTTTTCCATGCCGCCGATGTCGTCATCTTGATCGTCTTGATCATCACGATCGCTTGAGTCTTTATCAAGATCATTGTCGCCGGGCATATTATCTGAGTCCATGTCGCTTGGGCCGCCCATATTATCTGCATCTGGCTCGTCGTGTGGTTCATCCATGTCTAGATCTGGCAGCATCTTTAAAGGGCCGGCATCTAGATTGCCAAGATCACCTATGGCAGATATACTAGGTCCTGGAGGAGTCAACGATGGCATTGCAGTCATGGCAGGCATTGGCATCATCTTGGATGGCTGGTTAATCATATCTGGATTAACTTTAGTCATAAGTTTCATTAAACTTTCAATGTTGTCCATACCTTGTGCATTGAGATTCACACTCATACTAGGATGACTTGGCGGTGGTGTTTGACTAGTCACCGACGGTGGCATACTCATAGGCATAGGTGCATCACCGCAGGCTTCTGTAGCAGGCATTGATTGTGTAGTTGGTTGATCCAAGTCTCTCATCTTGGCTAACAGTTGATTAAAGTCCATTATTTGCTCCCCATTGCGCTTTTAAGGCCTAACTTGTCGGTCTTGCCTTTGGGCAGCTTATATTCTGTTGGCCCAGTTTGATCTTTTTTACGTTGTTTTGCAGTTTTTTCAAGGTCTTTTAAAAAGCCTTTGTTGAAGTCATCACCAAAATAGTCTTTATGTTTGGCATTTGTATTTTCTTTGTAGTTGGAATCTGTTAACAGTGCTTGTCCTGATGGTTCGTTGTCTAGCAGAACTTGATCAGCTTCTGTTGGTTCACTACCACCTCGTACACGAAAGCTGGATTCGTCGAGTCCCAGTGCCTTGACATCATTGGTTATTTCTGGTCCTGTAATAGGATATTCACAAATTACTTCAAACACAGTTACTTCACAATTTTTCATTGTAGGGAAGTCCAAAGGTAATGCCTGTATTGGTGTAGTCTTGATTTTTTCTAACTTGATACATTTGCAGCGATCTAGTGCTGTCTTCAAGTTTTCTTGAAAAGCCTCAGGCAATTCTCCAGCCACTTTGACTTTAAAGTTATAGATTTTTTTGCTTTCAGCAAGATATTCTGTAAATGGTTTCATGTTAGTATTTATGCTTTTCCGCTTAATTTCTTAATGAGTTCGTTACGATCTGTAATTACATAACCCTGTCCATTAATTACGTCATTTGAATCTTCGTTGTTATCTTTATCAATCTTGTATTTTTTTAGTTGTAGATCTATTGCTTTTAACTTTTTATCTATCTTAGCAGATTTAGCATCAATGGCGTTTTTAAGCATTCCGCCTGCTACTTCAAATATACGCCCACTATAACGAACTTCAACATTCATACCTAGATCCATGAGATCATCATAGGCCTTTTCAGCTTTGTTGGCAAGATTATCTAGATCACTGTCATTTAACTCATTCAATTCAATTATCTGTGGTAAACTCTTGGTTATTTGATTCACAGCTTCAATACTGTCATCTAGACTTTTTACTTCTGTGGCTTTTTCTACTAATTCTTCGTTGATAGACTTAGGCACAACATTTATCTGTTTGTCGTCTAAATTAAATAATTCTTCAAGTTTCTTTGTCATAGCAATACTTATCAGCGTTTTGAACCTTGATGAAAAATATGCTCTTCGTTGACCACACGGAATTTAATACCTTGCTGCTTACACCATTTAGTGGCGGCTTCCCATTTGGCCATATTCTTTACATACTGTTGTTGATTATAAACGCTCTTGCCAACATTTGCCAACAGCGTTTGACTAGCTGGCTTTACTTCAACCACTTCCGCATGTTTTGCTCCGTTCTTGTCAACATAGGTAATAAAAAAATCAGGAACATATATGGTATATTTTCCTGTTAGCGGATCTCTATAGGGTATTTGTATACTTTCGCTGGCCCATTTTTCTACACCTTGATGCTCGTCTAACATCCGCATGAATACAAATTCCCAACTTGATCTTGCCAATGGTGTTTTAGTCCCAACATACTTGCCAGGATTTTTCATTTCGAATCTTCCTTGAGCAAATTTGGCCATTATGGTAAAATATTTCTAGTTTGATTTATCTTAATAACATTTAGGGCTCTAAATCCTAATGAAGATGTATTGGGACGATACTTGTTGAGAATCTGTGCAACCACTGCACTAAGTTGTGTACCGTTGAGTTCTTTCAAGGTGTCTAATATTTCAAAAACTTGGACGCCATCAACTTTGGCCTGACGCAGTATGGTCATGGCTGTGGTCAAGGCTGCTTCTTCTTCAAATCCTCTACTTGTAAAGAATCCTATGCTAGCAGCAACTTCATTGGAGCCAAATTCTAAAGGTCGGCGGCCGTAAGTATCAAAAAATAATTTTGTACTTGCAGCACTATCTGTTTTTGTAACTGCTGGTAAATTAATTGTGCTCATGGAAATTCAGTTGGACTTTCGTTTCTGCTGCCGGATGACAACGGGAATGTGTTATTAGCTGACTGTGTTTGTAAAACTTTTCTAGTAGCAGTGGTAGCTGCAATAGAACCCAGTGCAGCACCTATTTTAGGAAAACTAGCCCCTACAATGCCACCAACAGTGTTGGCCGCAGTTAAAATATTTGCGGGATTTCTCAATTCTCCAATAACTCCGTCTACTGTGGGGAATTGTCCTCCGTTGTTTTTGTAGGTATTGATTTGAGAAATTGCTGTGCTTATAAATCCGCCTGGATTTTTTAATATATTCTTTTTAGTTACATCACCAAATACAGATTCAATACCACCTAAGACATCTCCAACTGGACCAAGAACATTACCCAGTCCTAGTGAACCGCCTAAGACATTTGGACTTTGCACAACATCGTAAGATAGGCTTGCAAAACCATCTGGTTGGCCATAGGACACACTGCCTGAAAGATATTTTACACCTTCATAGTCAACAGTCATTGTGTTATCTAGTGGTTCATTTGATGCATAGTCTACCTGTCCGTGAGACCAAGATTTAATTCTAGGTGCCAATAGTTCATATCCGTTAAACCTATGCCTACTTAAGGTGTACAATGATATTTTTCTAAAAAAGTTTGTTGGAGTGTCGAATCCCATTCCGTAACTTCCGGAATAATTAAACAGACTCATAGGATGATTGCCTTGACTGTTTCCTCCGTCGCTAGCATAATGTGCATAGTAGGCCGAATACAATGAATGCATTAGACCAGCATTGTCATCGTGAAATGTTAAACTAAGAGGTTCATAATTTATTTTCTTATAAACGTGTTTGGTACGATTATAAACATTTTTATTTGACGTATCAAAATTAAATTTGGGCAGATCAGTTGATTTAATCAGTAAACTAACTTCACGTTCAGCGCCTGAGAATACTGCGTAATAAAGAAATTTGGTTCTAGGAGCCAACCGATAGTTATTGTCAACAAATATTCGAGTGGCATGCTGAAAATTCCCAACTACACCCTTGGGTCCTCTGAGAGCACTATTTAAAAATCTTGTAAACTTATTGGCCATATAATTATTTAGTCATAAAAAAAGCCCGATATATTCGGGCTTTTTTGTGTTCGGGTATTAATTAAATACCTGAACTACCTACTGATAAAGCACTAGCTGTCGGTCTAGCTGTGCCAGCTGTGCCTACGCCAATAACGCCAACTGCATCTGGTGTGTTCATTGCATTGTCATAAACAATAGTCAAAGCCACTGTAGCTGGTTCGTTAGTTGTGTAGTTTAAATCACCATAGTCAGTGTTTTGCAAGAAGCAACCATAACATTCCCAGGTTTCTAAAACAACAGGAGCAGCAGCACCGTTACCACCGTCTAACACTTCGATACGTGTGGTAAACTTATAGTCAATACCAGAGCGAGCACTGGCCTGCTCATGAAAATCAAATTGTTTCTGAATCTGTTGACCAACCAGTCTGATAATATTGCTGCTGGCATCATCTCTGAGGTTCAGTGTAATATTTTCCCAGGTGTACTTGCCTGCAATTTTGATCTTGGAATTGTAAATTTCGATTGGGATTTCTTCAAAAGAAACTTTTGGTCGAGTAACGTCCATGACCTGTTTGGTAAGTTCTGTACTAGACGATGTGCCGAAACCTAATAAAGTAACACGAAAGCGATACTTTAGTTTCGGCATCAACATACCGGTATTTGAACCAGGACCAGATGGGTTAATCGAGTAGTTTGTTAATGATGTAATTGCCATTGTCTTATGCTCCGATATTGTATTTATTCATTAAATCTCACCTGTGTTCTTGAGACGTAATGGTATGTAAATAAATTCAACGGCCTTAGTTGGCTCAATGGCAACATCTACATATAATTCATTACGATCAATTCTACTTGGTGTGTTGTTGGTTTCGTCGCATACTACTGCAAAGTCATAGATAGCTCTTAGACCTACTAGTTCCAGCAACAAACTTTCTACAGCTTGTTTGATCTCGTCACGAGTGATTTGATCGTTTGGCTCAAAGATATATGGACGAGCAAGTTTTGTCAACTGACTGCGTAGATAAACTACTAAACGTGCCACGTTGATACGATCCAGTGCTGATGCATTTCTTGCACGAGTTTTTTGACCGTAAGCTACTAGTCCTGTGCCAACAAAGAACGGAATCGGATTAACCTTTAGATCATAGAGTGTGTCTCTTTGACCGTTGTTTAGAGCAACGCTTTGGAATTCACCTGTCAACGAATCAATGTATCCTACTGCTGTAGCATTGGTAATACCGCCACGACGTGTACCTGCCGGAGCAAACCAAGGAAAACTTACTTGATCGCTTAGGGCAATAGTTCTCAACATCATATGGCTGGCCGGAACTACAGCATTAGCACCTGTAAGATCAGTGGTAAATCCATTTGGATAGTAAACCGCTGCATATTCGTCATAGGTAACAATACCATTATCTCCGTTGTCCAGTGCTAGATTAGCATTAGTACCCCAGGTAGTTAGGCTTGTTGCATCGCTCTTTAGACGCAGTGGTGTATCACCAACTACAAAAGCTGTGACCTTACGATCTAGATTCAAGTTGATTAGATTGCTAAGTGCTTCTGGGTATCCAGGGCAAGCAATTAGGTTGAAGTTTCTACGTTCTTCGTCACGTGCTTCTTCGCTGGTGTCAATAGCACTCTTCAATGCAGCAACCACAGTTGATCTCTGTGCTTTACGACCAAAGCTGCCTGAACCATCTTCATTGTTAGGACTAGCAGTAGTCCAACGATCTGGCCAGTATAATTCCATACTCGGTGATCCGGATTGTCTTTCGTTATCTGCTGTAGTGTCAATATAGCCATTGTTGTATTTCTTGACGTTTCCACCGCTTCTACGTAAATTCCACAGCAACATGCCTTTGGGATATAGATCTGGATCCGGTGCGTCTGGATCTAAGAAATTACTACTTAATAAATCTTTGATTGATCCAGTAGGTGCAGCAGTGGCTGAGCCTCCGCTTGTGCCTGCACGAGCATCTGCAAATAAAACACCTTCTTCTGAAGTTTGATCAGTCTTGTCAACCAACACCCATTTTAGTGCAATTTGATTGCCTGCGTCATTGTTGAATTTGTATATACTAGGGAAGTTTTCTAGATCAGCTGTGCTGATCCAAATGTCACCGTTGACCAAAGCACCGCCGTCAGTTTGTGTTGTTGGCATACTTGCGGATACAATGGGACCTTCGTCATCAGTGTTATTAGCAAAGTACGGACTTGATGCTGATTTGTAGCCCACCCAGGTTGTGCCACTGTGAATCATTAGATCAACTTCGCCAAAGGCAGGATTGTACCATAGTTGTCCATCTGCTGGCTCTTCTAATGGAGCATCTGGAGTAGCAGCAAACACATCATTGACCAATGGCATCCACAAGGAAGCCAAATAACCTTCTTGTGCTCCTGTGGCCAACCCACCCGACAATGCGTAGAAATTGCTGGTGCCAGCACCTGTTGCTAGATTGTAGACTGGGAACAATGTACCGATTGCAGTAAGTGTAACATCAGTTAGTCTAAAATCACCGCCTGTCTTGTGTGTGATTACCAATTCGTTGCTGGTAGTAACACTGGCAACTACATTATTTGTAATAGCAGCGCCAGTTGAATCAGTGTAACTAGCAGCATTAATCAATCCTGCAATTGTAAATGCATCGTCTGCTGTGCCTGCTGCTGTGAATGTAAATGAAGCTGCTGAACTTAGTGCGGCGTCGCCAACAATCGACTGTTTGATTGTGAAAGTTCTTGCTACTGCACTCAGTGTACCGGTAGTAATAATTTTAGATTTAATTGTAGTTGTACCGCTGGCCGCTCTTTTAAATATTCTAAAAGTAGTGGTAGCCAGTGTTGCATCTAGGGCATCAAAAGGAGGAATACCACCACCGATTGCAGAATATGATCCTGCATCTTCTCTTGCATTTGTTTGCACAAATAATGCATCTTTAGGAAGATTTGCACCGCCACCGGATTTATCTAAAAAGTACAAAGCGGAGTGCGGAGTTGCGTACAAAGGTGCTTCATTGGCTACCCAAGCATCAGTGCTTTGATTGTAGCGTTTTACTCTCCAACGAGATCCATTGTTTGGTTCGGTAGTTTTAAGCCATACAGAACCTGTAGGACGAGCGTTTACAGTAGATCCAAAATCTGATCTCTTAAATAGCGGCACGCTAGTGTGTGGTTGCTGGGCAAGTACTGGGCACATGTATGTACCGGCTGCAATGTTCAATGAAGCCAATGGGGTACCAGATGTATTGGCAAGTATGATACCACCAGTTCCACCGCCAATTGCTGTAGAATCACCACCTGTAGCTGTAGAAGTACCGTCACTGTATAGATACAATCTGTTGTTGCTGGCCACAGCAGTGATACCGCTGCCATTCATTAATGTATTGATACTAGTAACGGTAGCAGCAAGACTTCCGGTCGAAATAGTAGTATCATTAATTGTAAATGTGCCCGATACTGCACCTACCGCTGCTGAACTGAATGCTGTAGGGTGACTAGCAGTCCATTCGGGACTACCAACTAGTACCCAAGTACCAGCTGTAATACCAGCAGTGGCATTGCCTGCACTCTTGTAGTATATTCTTACCAGCTCATCATCAGCTAAAAATGTTCCGTCGCCGGCTGCTGTTTGAAACACCACAGCATAGTCACCGATTGTGCCTACTGATGTTTTAGGAGCATTACTGTTGATATTATCAAGATCAGCGTCTGTAAGTACTAATGGAGTTTTAGCAGTGAATTTTTGACCACTGTCTGCTAGGGCCAATCCGTTCCATTCGTTAATACCCCAAGTGGTGGTTTGTGTGTCTACCCACCACTTGCCATCAGCTGGGTCCGCTCCCGGTGCATCTGTTTTACCTTCTAGTTCATTTAGGTTAATGTCTGCACGTAGTATGAATGCAGAATTTGAAACACCCAACAAGCTGTAGGCAGCTAGTAGACCGTATTCGTTTCTTTCTCCACCGTGTATAGGACTGGCCGATACTGTCTTTTCAAAGAACGGTGAACCAAATGTTTCAACAAGTTCTCGTTGACTTGTAACTCTAAATACCTTACCTGCATTGGCTGCAGTGGTACCTGAAGCTGTGCCTGTGCCAGCTCCGTTTATTTTGTTTTCAGCAGTGGCTACAACAATTAACGGAACCGTACCTGGTTCAGCTGGAGTATAAAAACTCTCGTCAATTACTTGTACTTCTACGCCTGGTGATATTAGTGCCATTCGACTGTCTCCTAGGGTTAAATCAATGTACTATTATTTAGCGGCATCATTAAAAAACCCCAGGATATGCAAGATGGAAAAGGGGCTGAAAAGGTGTAAATAAAGTTATGAGACCCCTTTGTAAGTGCGGACAACGACCCCGTGCGGTAAACTATAAAAAAAACAACAAGATTTATTATCGAAGCCTTTGCGAAATCTGTATGTCTCGCGGTCTAGGGTTTGGTATTCCTAGATGGCATCGTTCCGGATATCGAATTAAAAATCAATGCGACAAGTGCGGGTTTCGTTGTGCCCACAAAGAAGTTTTTAGAGTATTTCACATGGATGGTAATCTAGATAATTGTCGACACAGCAATTTAAAAACTGTATGTTCTAACTGTGCTCAAATACTAGGCAAAGAAGGAATCACTTGGCGACAGGGCGATCTCGTTGCCGATTATTAATGCAGCCTGTTTGTATAAGTTGTCAATAGTAAAGTTATTATCTAAAATAGCATCAAACTCTGTGCCTACCCAAGCAGTTTCGCTAGCATGAATCTTACGCATCTTTAATTCTTGAAATGCATAATTGTGCCCTGCATTTGCATCAAGTGCCACTTGGTACCAGTCAGGTAGGTTTCCTCTTTGCACCCAAACAATCTTGCCACCGGCATTTCGAATACTTTGAATTTCGTTAGGAAAGCGGCAATCACTAATCACTACATTATCTTTGCTTAGACGTAGTTTGTTTTCTAAACTGGCAATCCAAATATCATCATGGAATGCTTTGCGGCATACTTCTGTGCCCCAATATTGAAGTACCCAACGAGGAGTTAATGTGGGCATATCAAGTCGTTGTGCCCACCATGGATCTACTTGTTCACGCCACTCTCTAGCTTCTTTGGTACGGCCTTCTAGCATGGTACGGTCCCAACCGAACACTGATGACACTGCATCTTTGAGAGTCGATGCAAAGCTCTCTCTTCTAAATTCGTGAAAATTCACCAGATAGTCTGCAACTGTGTCTTTGCCTGAGCCAATAAAACCGCAAATTCCAATAATCATAATATTCTCCAACTGTATAAAGTATACAGGAGAATATTATCGTGGTCAACCTATAATAAAAGTATATCCCTGACCGCCTGGGACTAATTTCATCAAATCATCTGTAAGTTTTTCAATTTCAGCAGTGGCTTCTGCTTTCATTGCCGCACCGTTTAGGCTGCTTCCACCCTGAGGTCCGGCAATTTGAGCAAACTTTTCACGTGCTTGACCTAGCATCATTTTGCAGTTGGCTAGGCTATAGTCTTTGATCCATTGCCCTGCATAGGTATCGTCGATGATAGCAAAATCTGGCTTGGTGTTATAGACCCACAGCATTACTTCTTCATCGCCTCGAGGACGTTGTTGAATCATTATTTTGCGACTCTGTGGTTGCCAAGTAAAGTTAATAAATGAACCAAACATCTTGCCTACTAATTCTTGATAACCACTGAATAATTCATAGGTTAACAGTCCTCCCATATTTGTCGAACTTAACAAATAGGTATTAGTATAGGCTAGGTTGAATGGTTCAAATACTGTGCCACCAGTGCCGTTGCCTGTACGGGATCCTATGCTACGTCTAAAAATTTGCCGTACTTGTTGTACTTCTTTAGGCAAAATATATTCTTGTTGATCTTGTCTCAGTGTTAAAAACGCATAACTTTCTTCAACAGCGTTGTCTGACCGCTGTCGAAATACGCCTAGTGCTCTGTTTAGTGCAGTTTCGTAATGAATAGGATCTAGTTCTACATCAATCATGCCGTCACCCAGCATGGCTTTGCAATAACTAAAAACTTCTTGCTTAGATTGGTCTATTTGGCTCATACTGTTATTTATAAATATATGACTATGCCAAGACTGAGCCTTTACCGTCCTGAAAAGGGCAATGATTATAAATTTATAGATAAAAATATCTGGGAAATGTTCCAGGTTGGAGGTACTGATGTTTTTATACACCGATATCTAGGCCCTGGATCCACAGGAAGCCCAGCGTCGCCTACTCTACCCGTGTATAACACCAGCAATCCCACACAGATACAAGATTTGCTGTTTTTAGAAAATAGAGATCGCAAATATGATCCCGATATCTATGTAATGAGAGGTGTATACAGCCTGCAAGATCTAGATTTTAATCTCAGTCAGTTTGGCTTATTCCTACAAAACGATACAGTTTTTATCACCTTTCACATCAACGATACTATTGAAAAACTAGGTCGTAAATTGATCAGCGGAGATGTTATAGAACTGCCGCACCTCAAAGACGATCACGCTCTTAATGATCTTCAATTTGCTCTTAAAAGATTCTATGTAATTGAAGAAGTAAACAGGGCCGCTGAAGGATTTTCAGTTACTTGGTACCCGCATCTATATCGTGCCAAATGCAAACCATTAGTTGATAGTCAAGAATTTAAAGAAATACTAGACCAAGTTGCTAACAAAGATGCAATGGTTGGCACATACAACTCTGCTGTAACCTATTATCCAGGCGATGTTGTTACTGGGTTGGATGGAAAAAATTATACAGTGCTACAAGAAGTAACTGGAGTTGCACCTCCTAATGCTACCTATTATGAACTAGCCGACAGCTTACGAAACATAATGAGCACCTACGAAAAAGAAATGCAGATTACACAGGCAGTTCTTGATCAAGCTGAAACAGATGCTCCAAGGAGCGGCTCGGACACCACGCAGTTTTATACTCTCACAATAGACGAAGATAAATTACCAGTTCTAGTCAGCGCAGATACCAGTCAATTAGATGCTAGCTTAGAAACTCAGGCTACTGATGAAGCAGGCAATCTCTTGTTTAACACCGATGGTACTCCTGTGTATGTAGGATCCACTGCTGCCACTGCCTTGTTATCATCAGAAGTATCTGCTTATAACGGATATCTTGTTGGTGATGGTGTTCCTCCAAACGGTGCTCCATTCACAGCCGGCATAGCCTTTCCTCTAGCACCTGCAAATGGTCAATTCTGTCTACGTAAAGATTATTTCCCTTATAGATTGTTTAGATACAACGGATCAAGATGGGTCAAAGTCGAAGACAAGGTACGAATGACTATGAATAACTTAGGACCAAGTGATGTTGGGGCCGGTGATCAATTTGAAGGCAAGGATGTTCGACAGACACAAAAAGCTGGATTTATTAACAATACAAATACCGACACAATAAATGGACACATTGTGAAAGAAAGACAGAGTCTCAGCAAGGCTCTTAGACCAGAGGCAGATGAATAATGGATTATTTTTACGATGCGCAGGTAAGACGATATGTCACCCAGTTTATGAGAATCTTTATAGGATTCAAATACAAAACTGGAGGCGATGTTCCCGAGGAGCGACACGTGCCTGTGTTGTATGGTGATATGACCAGACAGGTTGCTAGCATGATTAAAGACAATAGTGAAAACAAACTGTCAACTGTGCCTAGAATAGCCTGTTATATCAGTGGTCTTGAGTTAGATAATTCTAGAATCAGCGACTATAGTTTTGTTAGTAAACTATCTGTAAGAGAACGACAATATACTACCAATCTCGAAGGTGAAAGAGAATACGGAGGCATACAAGGCGGTGGCTACACTGTGGAAAGACTCATGCCTACTCCATTCAAACTGTCTATGAAAGCAGAAATTTGGACCAGTAATACAGATCAAAAACTTCAATTGTTGGAACAGATTCTAGTGTTGTTTAACCCTAGTCTTGAAATTCAAACCACAGATAATTATGTTGACTGGACCAGTATCAGTGTGGTAGATCTCAGCAGCATTAATTTTAGTTCTAGAACCATTCCGCAAGGAACAGAAAGTGACATTGATATTTGTACTCTAGATTTTCAAACTCCTATTTGGATCAGTCCGCCAGCTAAAGTTAAAAAGATGGGTATTATTAAAAACATCATCATGAATGTGTTTGGAGAATCGGGTCAACTGTTAGGTCTAGAAGATCTCATATTCAACGGTGATAGTGCAAGTGCAACTACCCAGGTACAAAATACTGTGGATCAATTTGGTGTATTGCTAATATTAAACAAGACTACAGGATTGTATGATCTTACTGTGTTAAATGTTTATGAAGCAGTATTGGCCTTGGGATTAGATGAAACTCCTTACAAAGGCAATCAACAAAGACTAGATTGGTACAAGGTATTAGAGCTTCACGGCGGGTATACAGGTACCAGTAGAATACATTTTACTCAACCCAGTGGTTATGAAGTCACAGGTACATTTACCGTAAATGAAATTGATCCTACTTATCTAGTAGTAGACCTCGATATGGATACAGTACCTACCAATACAATATCACCGGTAACTGCTATTGTTGATCCTTACAAGTTTAGTCCTATTGAGAAATTTGGAAGTATTGCTGCAATTCCTGTGGGAACACGATATCTAGTATTAGACGATGTTAATAACAGTACCAATGTAGGACAACACGTGGAAAACGCCGGCTGGAACAACTTTGATTCCGGGTCAACTGCCTACGATGGACCAGATGCTTGGAAAGATCTCATAGGCAATGACACTGTGATCAAGGCCAATTCTATAATTCAATGGACCGGGACTGTATGGCAAGAAACGTTTGATCCTAGCTCTGTAACAACTATTCAATATTTTACTAACTTGACCACAGGTGTACAATACAAGTGGGATAGTACACAATGGTTACGATCATTTGAGGGCGAATATGCTGCCGGATATTGGAGATTTGATCTAGACGCTTGATAAGTATCTAGATGCAACAACGTGCCGGCCTACTGTTTCTAAGCAAAAACACCAAAAGAATTCTTCTTATTTTAGAAGATGCCAAATGGACTGTGCCTACATTTGTGAGAAGCAGCAGTCTATTAGAAGATGCTGAACCGTTGTTAAATAATTTCTCAGTAGGTAAAATTTTACCTATAGAATTGTATCTCAGTGAAGATCGTGGATTTGAATACGGTACCTATATCTGTCTAGTTGATGATGAATTTCTCACAACATCAGCTGCTACTATAAGTTGGGCATCGTTAAATCACTTGCCTAAACAATTGCACACAGGTTTAAAAAACACACTGAGCAATACCATAATTCGTACAAAAATTGAAACTATATTGGAGTTAGAAAATGTCAAGCATACTGCAAAAATCTACTAGATTTATCAAAGACTGTGAAAAATATGAATCAGTGATAGCCACCATGCCAGAGGGCAATGTAAAAAATGAAACCGTGCAATTGTTGCAAAAGTTAACCTATAGCATTAAAAAACTTGATAACATGCATCTAGAAATGATATACTCTAGACAGTTACCAACTATGGGTAATGAAATGAAACAAGAAATATCAGATCTGCGAAAAAAATTAGAAACTAGGATTAGAGATTGGTCGCAGACTCAGAAAAATTAAATACTAATAAAGTTTTTAACTACAATAGTACCTACCATAGCAGCATGAACACTACACTGATATCGGTAGTTACCGGATATGTCGCTTGGAATTTTCCAATACAATGTACCGGATGTCTTTCCTTGAGCAGCTGATTCCGTAGTCACTGTGCCTCCTGTGGTAACGTGAATCAATCCAGCGTTGTAATTTGTGCCTGTATTATTCTGTATCAAGAAAGGATGACCAATTACATTGAGGTTAAAAGCTATGGTAGTTCCATTTATTGCATATATCGTAGGGTCGTCGTCGCTGCCGTATTGATCAAATCTGTATGCACTAGCGCCGTTATTAGTCACATTGAGTCTCGTAATTGCTGGTAGATAAAATTGGTCAACGGTAAGATCTGCACGATCGCTCAGCTCGGTGAACGCTGTAGCGCCCGCTGATGCAGTACTAGTGATTGTCACCGTATCTGTACCAGCATTAGTTGTAAGTGTTATACCTGTACCAGCCACTAACGTTAGTGTATCTGTGGCTGAATCTGCTACTACTGAACTCTGTCCAGCTATCGCTATGGTTGCAAAACTATTAGATGCTGCTCCACCTTCACCTCCAGCGACTGTGGCCCATGTGTTGTCGCCTCTTAGATATGTAGTAGCATCTCTTGTGCCTGCTGTGCCCAACCTCAAGACTGGAACAGTGCCGCTGCTTAAATTTGTAGCATTTAAGGCGGTGAGATTTATACCGCTAGCAGCTGGCAGTGTGACTGGAAAACGTGCATCGGGTACAGTACCACTAGTCAATTGAGTGGCATCCAAAGCAGTTATCAAACTGCCATTACCGCTAAAACTGGTAGCAGTCAGTAATCCGGCATCTGATATACTGGCACTACTGACCTGTATAATGGTGCCTGTTGTACCATCGTAGCGCACAATTCGGTTATCTACATAGCTGCCACCTGCACTGAGCACATCGCCTGATCCTGATCCCGATGCACCTGTTGGTCCAATAGGTCCCGTAGGTCCTGGAACACCCACAGCTGATGTAGCCTGTCTTGAACCGTCTGCAAACACAATTTCATTACCCACAACCACATCACTGTCAAAGGCCACTGTGGGAGTAAATGTGATGGTGGAACTGTCTGCTGAATCTATAGTTGTTCCTACAAACGTAATAGACCCTGTGCTAGTGGTTGAATTTATAGTTATAGTATCTGTACTAGCATCGGTGGTAATAGTAATATTAGAACCAGCAGCTAGTGTGAGTGTGTCGGCAGTAGAATTAGCTATCACAGAGCTCTGTCCTGCAACAGCCACAGTGTTAAACGAATTAGGCAAACTGGATTCGCTGGCTACTGGCACCCAAGCACCTGCATGAGCATAGTACAATTTTCCTGTATCGTGTACGTGTGCTACCATACCATGATAGTCTACCGGTGAAACTTCACTAATGAGATCTGCTAATGTATCCCAATGAAATCTTATACGATTTTTTTGACCTGTAACATTTAAGATTCCCAATAATGATAACGTACTTGTATTAGTAGTCCAACTAAGTTCTGTGAGGTCGTTTACCTGAGACCCGTTGCTGGGATAATAGGCTATTTTGCCAGCTACTCCTGTCTGAACGCCGCCGCTAAATCCTGCCGAATTAGCCTTAGAAAGAAAGTCTGAGTTGGAAACGTTGGTTAAATCTGCTTTTGCTAAACTTACACCGCCGACTGTCGATCCGTTGTAAATTCTGAGAGTGTTAGCTGCTTGATCGTAAAAAACTTCACCCCTTGACCCTGAATTTCTATTTAGAAATCCGGAATCTCTAGGAATTATTCTTACTGCATCGTATACGGGTATTTTGGCCATACTATTATTTATTTAAATGTAACGCAAGTTTGATAGATACTTTATGTATTTTTCGATACCTGTATTAATTTGAATAAAATTCTCAACGTTTACTCCTAAACTGATCAGCGATTTAGTATCAGCAAGAGTATTAATTTGATACTGATTTTTAAGATCAGCTGGCATATCTATGAATTTTTTTGTTCCTGAGCCTGTATGATCTATAATCACATCTGCAATAGTTTCAAAATCTACCTTATTTCCAGTGCCTAGATCGTAAGTTCCAGGTTGATAATTTTTATACATAAAATGATATATGGTTTTTGCTACATCTTCGACCCATATAAAATCTCTAAAATAATTCTTACTGTTTTCAAATATTTTTATTTCCCCGGTCTTGTCAAGTTGATCAACCCAATGCAAAATTGAAGAAGCCATTCTACCTTTGTGATATTCATTAGGTCCGTATACGTTAAATAGTCGAAGAATAACTCCGTCTATTTCATTCTCGCTGAGTAGTTTGCTAAACGCATATTGATTCATCGGGCCCTGACCATTACCATAAACGGCTGCACTAGAAGTAAAAATAAAAGGTATGTTGCGTTCTTTACAAAATGTATTCCACTTTCTTGTTGAGTTAATATTTGAGGCATAAATTGAACTCCAATTTTTTTCTAAAGTGTTCGAATTAGCACCAATATGTATCACTCCGGTGATATTTTCATTAGTTAAATCAACATCATCTATTGATAACAGCCTTTTATACTGTTTACCGATTAAATTTTTATATTGATTTTCATAAGGCAAATCATCAACTATAAGAATATCAGTTATTTGTTGAGAGTTTAAATATCCCAACACTACGCTGCCAATAAAGCCACCCGCACCTGTTAATACTATCATAAAATTTCTTCCATTGTTGGAGCATAGCATCCAACGTGTTGAACTGTAACAGCAGCAGCTAGGTTGGCAAAATCCATTGCTCTTGTTATATTTTTAGTGTGTAGGTAATTGTAGGCCAGTGCAGCAAGAAAAGTATCTCCTGCACCTGTAACGTCTACCACCTCTACTTTTGGTGCCTTGGAACTATACTGCTGATGTATAGCATCTGCACCACTAGGACCACGTGTAACAATAAGCCCACTGCATTCACTTTTAATTTTGCTATACTCTAGTTCATTAATTTTAACCCACGCTCCTTGCATACGATCTAAGTCTGTTTTCTTTGTATCTACAAATACAGGAATTTTGGTTTCAATCAATTGTTCTATTAGCTCATAGCTAACTGTTCCTTTGTTATAGTCACTAACCACAATAGCATCATAGGTGTCTAAGTTGTAGTTAATCTTTACTGGTGTAGAGATTACATCATTGTCAATTCTTACAATCTGTTGTTTACTTCTAATATCAATTAATCTAGTCTTTGTACTGTTTTCTCCGTATACAGAATAAACATTGCACCCTAAGGTTATTAGATTATTACAGACATTGCCGGCCATGCCGGGTCTGCTTTCTTCGTGACTAAATTTAAATACAGGAACTGGGGCTTCGGGACTAATACGATCAACAGTGCCATATTGATATATGTCTGTACAATTATCCCCTATGAGTAATATTTTGTATTGTTTTTGTTGTTGAGTATGGTTCAACTCTGTCATAAAATTTTATCTCTTTGCAGTATTCTGCACCTATAATAGGCCGACCTTGATAGTCACTGCCTTTAACCATCACATCGGGTTTAAAATCTTTGATTAAATCTATGAGTTCTTGATCAGTATTAAAAATTTCTACTTGATCTACAAATTTCAATGCCGATAATAAATTTAAACGGTCGTATTGTGAATTTATCGGACGATTATTACCTTTCAACTGTTTTACTCTAATATCACTATCTATAGCTACAAGAATAAACGAATTAGGATAACACCTTGCATATTCTAAAAGTTTTATATGTCCTAAGTGAACAATATCAAACGTTCCGTTTACAAAAACTTTAGTCATTTAATAATATATTTCGAATTTCTTCAAAGTTGTTTTTGTATAATAAACCAACACCACCGACATTATTCCATTCGTTAATATTGCTAGTACGATCATCGATTAAAATATCGCCGGGTATACAGTGCGTGTGTTTGTCTTTGCTATACGGACCAAACATAACAGGAATATCTGGGTAGTGTTCTTGTATCCATAATACTTTATCATAAAAGGCCCACGAAATGTCATTAGCCTTAGGAACCGCAGTCAAAAACAATAGTTGATATTTGTTCTTTTTGCAATATGTTTTACAAAACTCTACAATTAGATCGGCTTCTTTGGTTTTTTTTAAATTTCTATAGAGTCTAGGATTTTCTTTTAATACATTCCAATCCTCGTCATCCCATCGATCGTGAATAATCTGTTGTTTATTTAAAATTTCGCTAGCATAACCGTTAAAGTCTGCTACAACACCGTCCATGTCTAAGTACAAAGTCGTCATTGTTGACTGTCTCCTGGAAATATTCTAAAATTATCTTCAACTGAATCTGGTGTACTAACTTCAAAAATACTAGAATTTTCTTCTAAGGATTCTACTTGATGGGGTAACATAGGCGGGTTATGCCATATATCGCCTTGCTTTAGTATTTGTTCGGTTATATTTGTTGTGTTAGTATCTAATATTCTTAATTTAAAACTACCAGAATTAATAAACCAAGTTTCGTCTTTTTCTTTGTGAAGGTGCATAGAAAACTTTGATCCGACTTTTTCAAATACCATTATTTTTCCGCAATATTTGTCAGTAGTTGCCCAAATTAATTCGTGGCCCCAACCTTTCTTAACAAATCCCGTTAGTCTCATTTTAATTGCCTGTATTTTGTCAACTATCGATAGCTTCTACTCTTAAATTTCCTGAAATAGAAATTCTATAATCGTCCGATGAGTAAAACGGATAAACAGTGTGCATCATTTTTGCAGGAAATATTATCATTCGCTTTTCATACGATTGATCAGTAGGAATACACCACGGTGCAATCTGCCCCAATGCATCTGTATAATGAAAGAGAAAACTGCCCGGAACTTGTAAGTGTGTCGGAACTTTTGCACTATATTTTTTCTCTTCTTCTATAGTATACGGAATTTTAACATATATTACAAAACTAAAATCACCAGAATGATTATGTAGTGGATTGAATTCATGTTTTTTTTGAAAGTTGATCCACGCACCGTCCATTGACAATTTAGATTTTTCAGGAATTTTAAATGACTGATATGCTATTTGATATTTTAATGCCATTTGTGTACTCAAATTTTCGATAAGATTATGAGTCTTGATCATTAAGTATTCGTGTTCAATATGGCCAACTAACTTGTCATTCATAGGTTGTGCTTGACTAAAATTTTTTTGTATTTCCAATGCTTCTTCTAAGATTGGTAAAAATTCGTCATCCGATAAATCACATCCCATAAAACCCACGTTAGGGAAATTACAACTATATATATTATTCATAACATATTCCTTAATCTATAATAGTTATCCAGTCAACTATTAAATGAATTCTATCTTCGTTACTGAGATTTTTTACGCTGTGAATCTTATTAGTGTTATTGATTTCCCATATCTCTCCAGCTTTCATTTGTATTGTTTCTAAACCAACTCTAAAATCACATTGTGTATTTGTAATTAGAGGAATATGCATTCTGTGGCAGGCGTCTAAACTACTGCCAGAATCTATATGTTCGGGTATAGTGCTATTAGCTTTTAAATTTACCAAAATTGCCCTGGTTATATATCCAAAACCTAATTTCTCTTCAAAGATCGCAGTTAATACTTTTATCTCATCAGTAAAACGTTCAAAATAAGGATGATAAGTTACATTTTCTGATTCAAAATCTTTACTAAAAATTAAAGGAATAGTCAGTGTCTTTGCATGAACATCATAAGTTTCTTGTCTGAACGTAAATTCATTCCAAACATTGTCAGTAAGGCCTACTAGCTTACTTTTTAAGACCTCTACATTTAAATTAGATATAAATTTAAAATTAAAATTTTCTGATTCAATTAGTTCATAACCGCATTCAGACAATACTGTCATTTTTTTAGAAAATACAGAATTTATAATTTTTAATTGTTTGTCCGATAATTTTTTAATTTGAAACTCGTTCATATTTAAAATTTTTGAAGAGTATCCTTTGGTATTAAAAATTCTATTATTATCTATTCTAGTAATGTTTAAATATTCTTCTATCTGTTTAACAATTTCAGTAGTATTGTTTGTTAGATCTTCGTATTTAAAAACTAAATCATTTAAATATTTTTCACTATTTTCAAGCTGTATTTCTAAACATCTAATTGCATGAGTAGCCGCATCTACTAACGATGCCGTTGGATTTGCACGTAAAATACTTTCGACCATAGCATAAGGATTTCTAATCATTATAATAAACTTAGTATCCTCAAACTCTTCCGTTAACATATCATCTCGTAATATATCTGGAGGACTTTTTTGTAAAAATACAGTTGCGTTGGGATTTGAATTATTCCAATGAAATTTCCATTGACGTTTAATTATTTCCCATTCATAATTTTTTTTGTTTCTAAATATATCTTCTTTTTTAGTAAAAAAATGTGCAATACCATACTGGTAAGCAAGTGGTCCGACAAAGTTATCGCAAAACTGTCCTTCACTTGGTAAGATTGCAACATCGGGAGAGGTTGCAATTAGATCATGTAATATAGAACTGCCGCTGTTATTGGGAACTAATAGAAATAAATGCATTTTTGTAATCCTCTAAATTGTCAAAATTCCAACCCATACTTAAATTAACTCTACTGTCAGTAGATAGTATTGTAGTTCCGTGAGCCGTGTGCGACGGACTAAATGCCCAACCATCACCTGGTAAAATCTTGTAAAGTAATCCATCTATAATCGGATTGCCACTAAACTCTGGTTTTTCCGTAATTAAATTAATTCTTAGATGAAACGGACCGTAGTCGTCCTTATGGCGTTGTATGTAACTTGGTGCAATATTATAGGTAATAATATTTCCAATTTTAGTATCAGGAGTACCGTTGTGTTGATTAAATATTTCGTTAAATGATGTAATAATGTCGTCAATAGGTTTAAATTTGTTATCTAGAATTCGATAACGCCATCGATTATCTCCAGCCATGTTTTTTGACATTTTGCCTTCTTCGAATAATGTGCGAGAATATGTTGCAATTTGATTGCAAGTTTCAGCTGACAGAATATTTTTAAAAACGACTACGTTTTGAAGTATGTCTGAAAATTTCTGGATAGAATAGTTTGTAATATTCAATGTTGTCATCTATGATTCCCTGATTATGTTCGCCTAAAACTGAATAGTCTGGCTCTCGATATACGATTTCTTTACCTACTGTATGATCAACATACGCCCAATATGCCGAATCGTATTCTTTTATTTTATGATTTAAATTCGTAAAGTCATGTTGAAAATGGTCATACCCTAACGAATTATATAATGATGCTATTGTAGTCTGCGGATCTTTAGTAAGATCCTCGTACCGCATAACAATGAAATCGTCAGGACATTTTTTATAAAGATCATAGAACTTTGAAAAAAACGGTAAACAAATGCCGAGGGCACTCATAGGATTTTTAAGCCAAAATTCTATTCTATCTTTTTGATTTAACCGATGAGGAGTAAGTCCTTGATATTCGGGTAAAGAAAATCTTAGATACGGAAATTCAGGTAAAAGTTTTTCAAAACTTAATATAATTCCTCGTAGATCTCGAACACAAAAAATAAATTTTGCCTTTGGATATATTGTTTTTAACTCGTCATAAAACATTATCCAAGGTCTACCTTTACTAAAAATTACAGGATTATCAGTTTCAGTTTCGTGCCAGCCTCGAATCGCGCCTTCTACCATTCCGTAGAATCGTTTTTTTAAATCCTTATGATCAGTAGATGTAAAATCTGACTGCGGTCCCATATTTTTTACAATAGACTCAACAATGCTAGGAACTGGTGTAGTTCCTGTAGCATAAAAATTTGGATTTTGATCAAGAACAGCAGTCAGTGTTGTAGAACCTGTTCTAGGAAGACCTATAATAAAATGTATATCTTTCATCGTAGAGGTCTTCCTTTCATCCAAGTAACTAGCGCCCATCTTTCGCCTTGTGTAACTGGCAATACTTCATGAAATGCTAATGACGGAAACAATATAACTTGTCCTTGCTCTTTTGGTAGTGTAATATCAGTTCTAAGATATAATACTAAATCTCCACCTGAAAACTCAGATGGATCTGACAATAATGCAGTGTATGATATTTTCCGTGTGGTAAAATTTCCGCCAAAGTCACTATGTTTGTTATAATGACTTTGAATAGTCGAGGTTGGATCAAATTTATATTGCAGTAATTCTATTGTTTCAATAAGATTAACATCAAGATTCCAAAAATCTTTGTTGGCTGATAGCAGTGTGTTACATACCTTGGTATATATCCAAGAAAATTTTTCGTTGTTTGGTAGAAGCCATCGATTAACTTTTCGAAACGATTCGTCAATCGTCTGATCTTCTGAATTAATTTGTGCCGGAACAAGTTCTAGACTGTTGCTTGCTTGTTTTATTTTTTCGCATTCAGATTGCGTCCACATAAATTCTCTAGCAGTTTTAGGACTGTCCTTATTAATTAGTAAATAATCGATCCATTGTTGATAAGCATTATCAATATAGAGCATTATTTTTTTTCCAACAACAAAGAAACTTCAGGTAGGTACAAGTATTTTAAATCACTTTTTCTTAAAGTGCTTAATGCATCGTCGATAGTTTCTACTAGTGGATCTCCGCCTAGATTAAAACTTGTATTGAACAAAATTGGCACATTGCTTAATTTATTAAATTCTTGGATTAACTTGTAGTAATGAGGATTTTGTTCTTCTGTAACAGTTTGAACTCGGCAGGTATCATCCACGTGAGTAATAGACGGCACAACACCTAACTTTTCTTTTCTTACATCTACTGCATACATCATAAACGGACTTTCTTCCATTCCTGCCATATCGAACCATTCGTGTACATTTTCTTTTAGTACCGTACCTGCAAATGGTCTAAACCACTCACGACGTTTAACTTGATTAACAATGTCTTTGCCGTTAGGCACAGTAGGATCAAATAAAATGCTTCGATTTCCCAAAGCACGTGGACCAGCTTCGCTGCCACCTTGGAACATGCAAACGATATTTTTATTTCTTATGAGTCCAGCAATATCTGAGTACGATACTGTAGTTGCTTTAAAATCATCTAATTCTATTAATTGATCAACGTCAATAGTATATTTTGGCCCGTGATATATATTAGTCTGTGGATGTTTTACGTCATTTTGAAATTCTTTAAAATGCACAAGTCTTGCAGCACCGATTGATGTGCCGGCATCGTGACTAATAGGCTCTACATACAAGTTAATATCTGCCGGAAGATTTTTCTTATAGAAATAATTTGCCACACAATTTAAACCATATCCTCCTGCAATAACTACATTTTTATTGCCCGATAATTCAATTCCCTTTTTAATTAAATCAAGTACTGCTTGTTGGGTATCTAATTGTAATTTATAGGCAAGATTTTTTTGATTGACCAACGTAGGATCGGCAAGAAATTCGTAATTATTTGTATTAATTTCTGCTGCAGATGGGATAGTAGGTGTAATTAAATTACGGTTACTTGCACCATTAGACAAGAAAAAATCTGGGATTCTACTGTCGGATTCGCCGTAAGGGGCAAGGCCCATTGTTTTTCCTGCCTCAATTGCTGAAAATCCACAATATTGTGTAACAGCTTCATAACACTTAACAATACCGGGTTGATCAGCAATCCAGCATCGACCATCATCAACGTTTTCTATCTTGATAGGTTGTCTTGCTGTTCCGTAATTTGTTTGATAATTTTTGTAAAGAGAGGTAAACTCTGTTGGATAACCACATTCGATAATTGATTCTGCTTCCCAAAATGTAATTGGTATACCCATATTATTAGTGCCGTCATATCTCGATCCGGCACCGTCAACAATAATAGCAACAGCACTATCAAACCCACTATTGTAAAATGCGCAGGCGGCATGCAGTTGATGATGAATATGTCCCATCAAAAATACCGGAGTATTGTGATCGATAAGATGATGTTTTCTTAAAAGCTCTACATAGACATTATTTGAACACCAGTCTGATTGGGGAGCACCATTATCTGTGTGTGCTATTGCAACAGCATCGATTCGATCTGTAAATTTTTTAGTTTCTTCTAATGCTCTAAACGGAGTTCCGTCATGCTTATGTCGTGTTAGTCGCTCTTCTTCTATATAAAATATTTGTTCGCCGTTTTTAAGTAAGCAAACACTGCTGTTATGTCCTCTAGACATTCCTAAAATATAAGTATCTTTCATTTTATTCTATTCTTCCTAACAAATTTAATTTAAGAGCACATGTTATTCTTAGCACATTATCGTTACTTGGAGGAGCTCCAAAGTGCTGATATTTACTAGGAAAGCATACTACTTTCCCTGATTCAAAATTTATTTTTGCAATGTCTCCATCAGGCAGTCTTATTTCAGTTTGCCCGGTTGGATCATTCCACACTTTATTAACATAATACACGAGTGTGTATTTGTTGTCAATATCATAATCTCCAGAATAAAGGTCCACGTGCCAAGAGGTGTTTTGATCTTTGGTCTGCCCGTTTAACACACAGCTCATCATCTCAAACTGCATTTGATATTTTTTTGAAAACTTAGCTAAAATATATTCAGCAAAAAAATTATGAGGTCCGCCCTGTTCGTAAAGCGTTGATCCCCATATTAGATTGTCTTTGTTTAATGCTGATTTTCTTCCGTAAAACCAAGGAACAGATTCAGTGCAATAATTATCAAACATTTCGATGAATGTTTCATCAAATAATTCGTTGTCAACTATATACATTGTATTAACAGCATGACGATTGCACAGGCTTCTCAGAAATTTGAGTAGGCGGTAGTAGTATATCCTTGGCTGTTTTTTTCTCAATATCTATTTGTATTTTTTGATACATACTGTCGATTTCGTCTTCACTGAAATCCATTATAGTATCGTTAGCTCTATCGGCTAGATCAATATCTGGCACAGAATCTGTTATACGTATTGGACTGTACATTTTTTCCTGATCTTTTTCTAAGATTTGGAAATGATTTTGATATGATACATTTTCTGTAAATGTACTACCCATAATAACTGTGCCAGGTTTGTTAAAGCTTCTTGCCATGTGCTGTCCGCTACTATCGCAACCTATAAAATAATTACAAGTTTCAATCAGCGCCATATATGTTCTAATATTTAAGTTAGCTGGTTTAAACGACCACTTGTCTTCAGCTACTGGGAATTCACTCATTACTATTACGCAATAGTATTCACTCAGTCGTTTGGTTAATTCTAAATATAATTCTTTACTAAAACTTCTGCTAGATTTGTCATATAAGAATTCATTTTCGTAAATTACACTTCTTCCAAAAGGTTGCACTATTACTATTTTATTTTTTCCTGAGGCTAATTTTGCTTGATTAATAATATTAGCAGCATACACTTCTTCTTCTTTATTGAGATATAAATTAGGAATGGTTAGATCCGAATGGTCTGTAGTATTATTAATGATTTCGTCAAATGCTTCTATAAGGTGAGATTTTTGATTGAAATAACTATTGAGCCTGTAGGGTTCGGGGGTAACAATTTCGCAGTGTTTAAGCTGATCTTCAAATAAATTCTTTGTCCAAATTGGATAAGTTTTTCTATAGAGATATGGATGACCTTGAAAGGCCTCTACTGTACCTTCTACTACAACAATAAAATCATCAGTAGTGGCATAAAGTTTTTCTAATGCAGGAATTGAACATATTTGTCTTCCTAATCCTCCATTAATAAAAATCGCTTTTTTCATTGGTTTCCTCTATTAAACTATCTTATATTTATTTTGTTAATTTTGCAGTATGTTAGATTGTGAATGCGAATTTCTCAATTGTGCAAACTTGTCATATAACCCAAGATTGTGTAAATTCTGATAAAATGAATTTAGATGCCACGTACCAAAATCTTCATTTGATGCTAGCTTTGAATTATTCAATTTTGAAAAATCTATCATTTCTATAAATTTTTTATTGTTTATAGCCTGTTTCATATTAGTTTCACCTTTGGACTTTGCAAATTTCCAAAAATTTGTGTCAAACTGTGATCCTGCAAAATAATGCAACATAATAACATTTTCTATTTCTGTTATGTGTTTATTATAATATTGATTGGCCACTGTTTGATCTAGTTTGTTGAACCATACATCGTAGGCTAATCTGTTGATGTTGTCCATAAATGAAATTGATGTTGCTTCTAATGGTTCTAGAAAGAATGACGAGTTTCCATTATATGCAGCTCGTCCATCAAAATTATTTTTTTTATAATAATTTTGAAAACTAAACGAATTAGTATGATCACTGGGAGTTAATTTATAATCTTCAAAGATGTGTTTTACATCTTCTTTAATTTCGTCCAACGAATTAATATTGTTGTTATACAGATAACCAATTGAGCATCGATTTTGCAACGGGATACCAAAAACCCATCCGTAAGGTCTTGCAAGTGTTAGGGTGTGCTGAAACTTGGCATAATCCCAATAGCATTGTGTTACGTAAACTGAATTTACCGGAATAAACTCCGACATTGTATAATCGTTATAACTGTTAGGCTTACCGGCACAATCTAAAATGTATTCACTGTCGATGTCTTTATGATCGATGTGATTTTCAATTATGCGTAATCTTGGGTTGTTAGAAATTGTTTTTAGAATGTGGTCTTGTAACTTTATTGCATTAAAGTGATAGCCAACACCAGGTGGGGCAAAGTTATGGGTGAATTCGGTGCCTGATCCCCAACCTGTTTTTTTTATTCCGTATTTAAAACTGCCATCAATTATAGATAAATCTTGGTGTTGAAAATTTATTATTTGATGCAGTCTAGTGGGCAATACAAGGGTTGAACCTTCTCCCACTGCCTGAGGTTTGATATTGTTATCATAATAAAAGTCTACGTAACAATCAGTATGATACAGAAAGTGAGCTGCTGAAATGCAGCCAGCTGTTCCTCGTCCAATTATAGATATTTTTTGCACATACTATATATCTCAATCAGTTAGTATGTGCAATATATTTTAATTAATACCAGATCATGACCAGGCCTGGGCCACCATGTCCGCCTTTGTTACTACTTGGATAGCTCATTCCTGTACCGGAGCCACCGCCGCCGGGGCTAGTATTTCCCATTCCGCAGCTACCTGTACATAATGCAAATGCAGGTCCAGCTTGTGTAGTATTAAATCCGCCAAAACTTGCTCCGCCTATGGCAAATTGATATGCACGATGTCTACCGTCGCAATATTTATGGCAAGAACAGTCGCCGTCGGATTGACTGCATTGCCCCACTAAATTAAAACCGCCGCCGACACCACTGCCGCTGCCACCGGCGCCTTTTCCGTAACTTGTAACTCTACAACGTCCCCCAACCCCAGGGTATGCTCGAAGCTGTATTCCTCTTGTAGAATTACATACATAACTAATTGTGCCATTACCGCCGGGTCTACCACAACAAAATCCTCGACAGCCTCCCCCTCCGGCACATATACAAAGTACATCGCCGGGCTGTACTGCATATGTTTGATGAGTATAACCACCAGCGCCGCCAGCTTCGCTCATTGCTCTACAACCAGGAGCTCCGCCACCTCCGCCACCGCCCCAAACTTGAGCAAATATTCTATTCACTCCCGATGGAACTGTCCAAGTACATCCGCGTGCTGTTGGCCCGCCACTATACCAGGCAGTTGGACTAACTGTTGTCCCAATGACACTAAGTACACTTACACCGTTGACAGCACTGCCGCCAGCACCGGTACCCAAAAGATCTGCCTGGCTTTTAATTGCAACAGCATTACCTGCTGGAGTAGCAGAGGTGCTGATAACACCTGTAGTTGACCCGCCTGTGGTAAAAACTGGTGCCCTATTTAATATAGCATTGCTTTCTGTAAACCCTGATACAAAACGTGACATTTTTTCCCCTTAAAACCAGACTACTACTGCGCCGCCGCCACCGGACGATCCGCAGGCACAACCGCCGCTGTAAAATCCAGATAGGCCGCCAAAGCCACCGCCGCCAAAAGGCATACCGCAGCCGTGGCCGCCTAGTGTAGCGCCAGGACAACACAATCCGTAACAAGCATACAAGTATCTTGTTGGGGCTCCTAAAAAAGAACCCCCTGCAAAAATTTGAGCTGTATAACATAAGGTGTTGGCACACTTGGTTACGCCGCAGGAACAACAGCTTTGTTGATGTCCTTCTCCACCTTGAATATTAACGTCGCCGCCCTGTGAGCAACCACCACAGGATCGGCGGCTATAACCTGTTCCATTGCATCCGCCGCCACATCCGCCGCAGCCGATTACGCAATGACTGGCACCTGATGTTGGACCCCAAAACACTGAATGGCATCCAGTCTGTCCGTTTTTACTGCTGGGATAGCAACCGCCTTGACCACCGTGACCTGCACAATAGCAAAATACCTGGCCTGCCGATACTGCGATCGACTTGTGTGCATAGCCGCCGCCGCCACCGGGTGCGCCAACTTTCCAACTGCAATTCATGGCGCCGCCACCACCGGCTCCCCAAACTTGTACAAAAATATTTGAAACTCCAGTAGGTACTGTATATGTGCCGTTACACTGAGTACCACTGTCTCCAGCTGCTATCCAATTACAGGAAAGTGTATTTCCCGGTAATGGCAATGTTAATACCAATGCATCAACATAACCTTTTGTAACTAGATCGGTTGTGCCTGCAGGAGTTCCTGTTTGTAGAATTTCACCTGTAGCTGTTGCTCCAGTATTAGCTATTCCGTTAACTAGATCAGTGCCGGGGCGCATTGTTCTACCTGATACAAATCTACTCATATAATTACATCCATATTAGAATCATTCCGGCGCCGCCTCGGCCGCCTCTACAACACGGTGTTGAATATAGTCCTTGACCACTACCGTGTCCTGTACCGCCAGCGCCGCCGCCGCCGGGTCCGAGTGCAAATTTACCTCCGGAATCCGAGCAAGGTCCTCCAGAATATCTACAGTTTCCCCAAGCGCCGCCACCACTCATAAATGCATCGCCGCCGCGCTGACTAGCACTTCTGCAACAGTATCCACAAGCACAATAAGGTCCTCTACCAACTACTCGTTGACCGCATCTTAATATGCATGGACCTACCATAAGCGTAGCATCATTAACTCCAAAACAGCCACCATATGATCCAGAACTTCCAATGCTGCCATTACAATCTCTACAAGCAGGTCCTCCGCCGCCACCGAATGCAGTTACATTGAGGCCGCCGCCCACCCGACAGATGCAACTACAATCTCCTCTGCATCCTTGACCACCGTAAGTTACTCCAGTTCCGCCGCCTCCTGCCTTTAGGCACCAAGTGTCGCCGGCAGTAACACAGGCAGTAAATTGAACAAATGCACCGCTTGCGCCGGCAACTCCTACACCTCGACCTGCTGGGCCGCAGCCGCGTCCACCACCTCCGCCGGCTCCCCACATTTGAAATGTGGCTCTTTGTACTGCTGCCGGAACTACCCAAGTACAGGCAACTTGATTTGCGCCACCGCCGTTAGATTGACAACAAGAACAGTTGTAGATACTAACCATACACTGAGTACGTTTTGTACCAGGGTCTAAGCAAGTACATGCATTCGATAACGGAATAAGTGCAGAACTAGATGCTGGTGATACTGGTACCACCAAATTTCCAGTCATGGCAAAATTGCCACTTTCCTGTAAATTATCTATTACACCCGGGTTACCAATAAAACGTGACATTATAAAATAGCCTTATCTGGACTGTGCGGTGCTGGTTCTAAAGGCAATCCCAAAGCTACTCTTCGTGCTTTGGTAATTGGATCATAGTGATGGTCTAAATTTTCTAATGCCTGTTCAGGAGTAAGACCTGCAGCTTCTTGCGTTGCAGGCCAATCTCTGAGATCTTGTCTCCACGTTGCCCACTCAACTGGTAACGGAGTTCCTAATTCGGTATATTTTACCACTACCCAGTCAGTATCTCCTAATCTTGCCATTCTGGTATCTCGCACATTTTGCCAGGTTACTCGAACAGGTTCCGCAACAGTCCATGTTTTATTTACAAGATTGAACTTAAAGTCTCTAAAACTAAGACCTCTATAACGTTCATGCATTCTACCATTGTTTAAAAAGTCCCAGGTTTGCCAAATATAGTAACCATCTTGATCATCTAATTGAACCCAAACGTGTCTTTCATCCATTGGTAAAGTTTCGTCTGGTGGTTCTTCTCTATGGGGTCCGAACGGAAATGCTGTGCCGTCTTGTTCTTTTTCACACAGCGCCCAATAATTTACTTTTGCCATTTAAAAACTCCTATATTATGGTTGTTCAACACCGCACACCGCAACAGATACTCCTGCGGTACCGGTTCTTGCAAGGATACGTTGACTTGTTCCAAGCATAATATTTCCTCTTTCTAAGATTCCATAGGCAGGCAATGTTACATCAAATTCTATAGAATTCCCAGCGCCTATTGCAGTTTCACCAGAACTACCTAGTGCTAATCGCACAGATATTGCAGAAGCATTTCTGTTGGTAAGAAAAATCTTTGCAACTACAAGAACATCCGCTGTTGCTGGAGCAGTATACACTATAGTGTCGCTGGTGCCGTTTAAATTAGCCGAAGCCAAAAGTCCTGTAGCCATTATATTGCCCTCTCATATCCAAAAATTACGTAAGTAGTAGAAGTACTACTTGCCGAAATTAAAATTTGTTGACCAGCACTTAGTACTATGCCTGTTTTTTCCAGTGCCTGATTTGCTGCAATAGGTGATGTAAATTCTATATATCCACCTAAATTTTCAGAACCTGTTGTACTTAAATTTATATTAGTGGTCACAGTACCAGTTGTTCTATTTGATATATTTATTGAAACAAAAGCAGTTGTATTAGCTGGACATGTGTAATAACTTGTCAGCGTAGAAGTTAGTGCGTTTTTACTTATAATTCCACTTGCCATAATATTTCCTTAATCAAATTTAATAAAAAGTGGACCTGGAGAAATATTATTGTCTATATAATTTTTCGGCAAAACAGAATTTGCAGTTATTCCAGCCCTGGCCAGGTAAGCATTGGGAAGTTTTACAGTACCAGTTCCGTTTGGATCTAACACAATATCTTCGTTGGTTGTCACTGAAGTTAGAGTGTTACCTATTACACTTAGTGATCCTAGTGAACCGCCACCCCCTGAAGAGGCAATTCCTGTATGAATTTTTCGAGCCATTGCGTTTTCCTTTATGCAGTTGAAGTTTCTATGCCGTAAACCACAGCAGATACATCAATTGAACTGGATCTAACTACTAGTAATTTTCCAGCATCCATGACAATACCAGTACGTTCAAGAACACCCTTGGCTAGAATTTGAACGTCATATTCAATGAATTCTGAGTTAACTGGGGTAGCTGCAGAAGCTATTGCTACTCTTACTGTGATTGCAGAGGCACTTCTGTTACATATGCTGAGAGTTGCTACTGTGAATGTTGTAGCAGGCACCGTATACACTGTTGTGTTTGTAACTGCTGCTAGATCCGCTATTCCTAATCTTCCTGTTGCCATAATTTATTTCTCCGTTGTATTTAGTTTATAAAAAGTAATTGAACGCCAAAGGTATTCCTGTGACTCCACCTCTGAATTCAAAGGTAGCATTCATTTTAATTGCTGATCCAGTGGTAGTAGTTATAATGTTAGAACTAATAAAAACACTACCTGCTGTAATCGAGTTCACGTTTAAGCTAGCACCACCTCCACCAATTTGACCCGCAATGTAGGCCTTAATGGCTCGCTGTGTAGGCACTATGTTGTCAGAGTCTTCTGTAAAGAACGGGTCTGTAGAGAATTCAGTGATTGTCGCTGACCCACCGCCTAATGTCACGTTGCCCAAATTAAGTTCTTGCAGTCCTGAAATATTAAATGCATCTGCATTCAGTGTAGCAATACCAGTTGACTGCTCAATGGCAAATAGATCTCCCACTCGGAAGTTACCATCTTGATCGGTTGAGGTAAAGAATACACGACCTCCTCCGTTATCCACTGTTTCATTGGCAGCAACAGTGGGTTGGGTGCTGAGTCCTGGATAATTAGTTTCCGCAAAGTTGCCTGTACCTATGTCCAAGAAATCGTGTCCAGTTAATCGTACCTGACTGTATCTAATTCTGGTTTCAACTGTGACTCCATCTGTTGGTGCTTCTGATATAGTCAACTGTGGACTAATTTGGAAGAATGCTGTGTAAGCGCCATCGTTGGTGCCCAAGAATGTGACCACGTTGACCAACTTGAAAGTTCTGTCAGGTAAATGACTGAACACCACGTTGGCTCCTGGCACTGGTTGATCACTAATTCTTCTCATGGCTACAAACGAACCTGGCTGGAACAGATCGGAATAACCATCACCTATGTCTACTTCTCCACTGCCGGTAACGTAGCCCGAACCCCTGTTTACAAAACTTGGGTTGGCCAACACTCCGCTGCCTGTTCTCACTGTGACAGGAGATTCAAACGTGTTGTTGGGATC